GGACATGAAGTAGAATTTGATTTCAGTGATACATATAAAGTCGGTGATAAAGTATATTTAAGTACTGATGGTTGGTGTGATTTTAAACCATTTTTTGATCGTCATGATGGGAGTATTTTTGAATCATATTTTTGTGATGAAGACCATTTTAGGATGTACGATTTGAATAGATCATTTGATGAGGCTTGGGATTCATTAAATAAAAAATGTATTGACTATATTAAAGATTATTTAAAAGAAAAATTTTTAAACACAAAAGTTACTTTAAGTAATGATGGAAGTCTTGAAGATTATTTAGATTCTGATGTAGATTCTACTATCACATTATCTTCAGATCTTATTAATAAATTAACTGATGATGAGTTAAAAGATTTGATTAAAAATTCACCAGAACTTGATGATTTGGAACATGAAATTGAAATGTCTTTAGAGGGAGCTTATAATACCGTTTCAGAAAGAGAGATCAGTGAAAAATTTATGGATGAAATAACTGATTTATTTGGTAAAGGTAAATGGGATTCAGTAGTCAGAAAAGATGGGATTCGTAAAGATAAGTTAATTTTTGAAATTACTGATCTATTTAATGGAACTACTGAAAATTATATCTTAGATAGTGGTGATAACCCTAGTGATGTTTATAATTACTTTCTTACTTTGATACAAGATCGTATGGATAGTTCATTAAACCCTGGTAACCTTAGTTATTATGAACCATATATTACCGGTTATGATATGTATGAAGAATTAACAAATAGATTTTAAAAAGAAATTACTGTTTTTAAATCGTTTACATACTATTTAAATGAATAGAACTAATAATTATGAATCGTTCAGAACAGTTACAAGAATACGCCAAATGTTTGGCTGATCCCGTTTACGCGGTAGAAACATATTTAGAAACATTTGATCAAACCCAGAGTGGGTATGTACCATTTCAATTATTTCCAAAACAAAAGGAATTAGTACATAGTATTTTTGATAATCGATTCACAATCGTTACAAAACCAAGACAAGCTGGTATTACCACTACAACAGCCGCTTGTATGGCGATAAAGGTTTCTTTCTATGGTGACGCGAGTATTCCAGATAAGATTCTTATATTAGCGAATAGACAAGAGATAGCTCAAGAATTTTTAAAAAAAATTAAAGAATTTTTAGAACAAATACCAAGATGGGTATGGGGTATTGAATATGTTGAAGACCCTAAAAAATCTATCTTCTTAACTGATTCTAAAAAACATATTATATTACCAACTAAATGTGAAGTTAAAGCTTTAGCGACATCAAAAGACGCGTTAAGGGGTTTTACCCCAACCACATTAGTAATGGATGAGGCGGCCTATATTGAGAATGGTTCTGATGTTTATGGAGCGGCCTTACCTTCTTTAGGTACAGGTGGAAAATCAATTTTAATTTCAACACCAAATGGATATGACGATTTATATTATAAAATTTATGATGGGGCGGTAAATAAACGGAATAAATATAATGTGGTTGAAATGAGATGGTATCAAGATTTACGCTACAATAAAGGGTTACGCTGGCTTAAAGGTGAAGAAGTTGTTATAGAAGAAATGTATAACCTTGAAAGTTATAATAAAATGGTTAGTGAAGGTTATAAACCAACATCTCAATGGTATGAAGATATGTGTGCGGAATACAATGGTGATACGAGAAAAATCGCCCAAGAGTTAGATGTTTCGTTTTTAGGTTCTGGTGGTAATGTGATTGATGATGAATATGTTGAAGCTCAAAATAAAGAGAATGTGATGTTACCCATTAGAACTGAAGGACATGATAATGGTGTTTGGATTTGGAAAGATCCGGAATTAAACCATCAATATATTATGGGCTCGGATGTCAGCCGCGGAGACAGTGAAGATTTTTCTAGTATAGAGATTATTGATTTTGAGACTAAAGAACAAGTATTAGAATATCAAGGTAAAATACCCCCAGATGTATTAGCGGAATTGGTACAACATTATGGTGACTTATATAAAGCCTACACTGTAGTTGATATCACTGGTGGTATGGGTGTTACTACCGTATTAAAATTGGAGGAGATGGAATATAAACGACTTCATTATGATGACGCTAAAAGTAAAATATTATCCGCTAGAAAAGATATTAGTAAGTATAAAAAATACGATAATAAAATACCTGGGTTTAATGTTGGAGCTAATAGATTACCTATGGTGGCTGAATTTGAAAGGTCTGTTAGACAAAATGATTTAATTGTAAGATCTAGTAGATTAATTTCTGAGATGAAAACTTTTGTTTATAAAAATGGTAGACCTGATCATATGGATGGTTACCATGATGATTTATTAATGGCCGTAGCGATGTGTTTATGGGTATTACAAACATCATTTAAAAATCTTGAAAAAGTTAATGAACAAACTAAAGCGATATTAAATAGTTGGGTTACCAGTACTAATTTAAACACCGTAACCAATGTAAATGTAACTACAACCACCACTACAGTGACACAAACACCAGTGCCATCTAATATACCCAATGGTGAACATATGTGGTTATTAGGGGGTATGAGATAAATTTAATTTATATTACTGAAATAAAGTTTTAAATCATCTCCCAAATATAAATCAACACCTTTTAATTGTTTTCCACTATTGGTTAACTGATTTTCAAATTGATATGAATGATCAAAAAATCCAGCACCATGACCATTCCTTGTTAACCAAATATCCATACCTAACTGGAATGTCCCATTATCATCTAAAGCTTCAGAAATCGCTTGTTCTCCGGCCATATTAATAAATTTTTTAATATCAATATAAGCTTGAATTTTAGAATTATCATCCAAATCATCAACACCTAAAGAACCTAAATCAATATCTTCAGAATAATCAAACATACTTTCATACTCAGCGGTTAATTGTTCTTCCTCAGTCCATAGGGCGGATTCTAAATAACCTTTTAATATTTCAAGTAATTCCTCATCACTTACATAAAAATCATTAGATGGGGATTCCTTTATCAGTTTTAATTGATTTACCGAGTTTTTAATATGTTGTTTAATATTCATATATTTTTATTTATAAATATCATATTGTTTAAAAAACTTGATTTTGTTGGAAACCTTTCCAATGAGATAAAACCCTTTCATCAGCGAATGGTCTACAATATTTACCTTCATTACTAACCATATGATTACCTGTTTTATTACTTAACATCCACCATTCATAGTTAGATTCATTAAGAACCACATACATTTCACATCCATTACTTTTTGACCAAAGAAGACCTTTTTGTTTAATTTCTTGATTCATCATAATTTTATGTTTAAGTTTATTCCACAAATATATAAATTTATTTTTGATTTACAAACATTACTTTAAAATTTATTATAATAATATGATATTTATAGGTAAACTAATATGGCTTTAGGAAGTAAAAAGGGACCTTTTTATAGGTTACCAAATGAAAAATTCATATATAAATGGTCACCACAACCTTATGATGTAAAAACAAAAACTAAAAGTGGTAGTAATAAAAAAGTACTTTGTGACGCACCTCCGGGATCACAAGGGGAGGATTTTAATACAACTTATGTATATAAATTAAGTTATATACCTAATAATGTTGAACATAGATACGCTTATGTTGAGTGTGATTATGTGATATAACATATTTACTTTTAATAAAAGTTTATTAACTTAAAATAAATAATTAAAAAATGGCTGATAATAAAAATTTAACGGTTTGGCAGAAACTGGGGGTTCTATTTGGACCTGATAAAAAACCTATAATAGGACCAACCAAATCATATTCAATTGATTCAAAAGAACTATTAAGAACAAAGTCTAAAGAAGAGTTTAGTACTGAGAAATTACAAAAACAACAAAATTTATATTTAAATAATCAATGGGAGAAGGTTGATAATACATTGTACCAACAAGCGATGTTTTATGAAACAACTAGAATTTCATCTTATACCGATTTTGAGTCTATGGAATTTTTCCCAGAGATTTCAGCGGCTTTAGATATTCTAATGGAAGAATCTACAACACAAGATAGTAAGGGTAATATTTTACAAATCCATTCCGAATCTGATAGGGTTAAAAAAGTTTTAACTGATTTATTTCATAATAGATTAGATATCCATACAACATTACCAATGTGGACAAGGAACGTTTGTAAATATGGCGATAATTTCATATATTTAGATATTGATGATGAAAATGGTATTACTAATTGTAAACAATTACCCAATATTGAGATTGAAAGACATGAAGGTGATGTTTATAATTCAATAAATGGTGTCATTGATATTAACAGAAATAAGAAAAAGGGTGATGATCTAAAATTTGTTTGGAAAAACAGAGAGTTTGAATTTAATTCTTGGCAAATAGGTCATTTTAGATTACTTGGTGATGATAGAAGATTACCATATGGTACTTCAGTATTAGAAAAAGCTAGAAGGATTTATAAACAATTAATGTTATCTGAAGATGCTATGTTAATTTATAGAATTACCAGAGCTCCAGAACGAAGAATATTTAAAATATTCGTGGGTAATATTGATGACAAAGATGTTGAACCATATGTACAACAAATTGCGAATAAATTTAAAAGGTCACCGGTAGTTGATCCTAAGACTGGACAAATTGATTTAAGATATAATCAAATGGCCAATGATCAGGATTTTTTCATCCCGGTTAGAGATCAAGCAGCGACAAATCCAATTGAAACATTAGCTGGTGCGTGTATATCGTTAGATAGTAGAATTCCATTATTGGATGGTAGAACACTTACATTAAATGAAATTATTAATGAATGGGATAATGGTAATAGAAATTTATGGGTATACTCTTGTGATCCCAAAACTGGTGAATTTACCCCTGGAATAATTACTTGGGCTGGTGTTACTAGAAAAAATACTGAAGTAATGAAAATTACATTGGATAACGGTGAAGAGATTACCGCAACGCCTGATCATAAATTTGTTCACAGAACTAATGGCTTTGTGGCGGCTAATGAATTAAATGTTGGTGATTCGTTAATGCCTTTTTATAGTAAAAAATCAATTTATTATAAACATTATGATTATCAACAAATATTTGATAATAAAACTCAAAAATGGGTTTGGGTACATAAAGAAGTTACTAAGTTCCATAAAAATAATTTAGTGAATGAGACAACATTTTTAGAGGAATATAAAGACCAAAATCATTCTACTATACATCATATTAATTTTAATAGGTTTGACAATTCACCAACTAATTTAACATTTATGAATAGTAAAGACCACTTTAAATTACATTGTAAAAATCAACAAATAGGGAGTAAAGCTTTTTCCGAGAAGTATAAAAATAACCCTAATTTCGCTAAAAGAGTAAGAAAACATTTAAATGAGTGTAATAAAATATTTCACGATAAAAGAAATTCTGATCCAGAATATAAAGAATTCATTAGAAGTAAACAAAAAGAATCTATTAATAAATTTTTTAATGAATTATCGGTAGAAGAATTAAAAAAATGGTGTGAAAGGATTAATAACCCAATAACTAAAGCTAAAAC